CTCCTTAGAATCAGAACAGTCAAATATTGCGCTCAGATTTTTGAGAATCATGGCGCGCAGCTGTGAATCCGTCATCGTTGGATTTCGATATGACATTTTGACGATCACATTTTGAGCTTTCCACGGATCGATGACAGCATTCTTCTTCCGAAGAGATTCTTCGTCTGTTTGCATGAAAAATTGATTTTCTACCGCACCGGACACCACGCAAGGCTTCCCTTCGGGCGTAGATTCGGGTTCTTTAACCGGTGAGTCTGTGAACCAATTGAAAAATTGGTATGCGACAAAGCCACCGGCTGCAACTGAAATAGCGGTCAACAACATCTTGATTTGTGGAGCATATTTTTCCCGCTCGAGCTGAGCGCTTTGCGAGATAACACCACGGCGATTTGTCAAGTAGACATGAGCATCACGATCAATCCACTTATACCTGAACCCATTCCAAATCCACATCGGTAATGCTATACCAAGTCCAATCCACCCTATATCATGCTTAGTGAGAGCTTTAGATTTTGCAGGGGTGACGGCCAGGTTTCCGAGTAATGGAAACCTTCTTGCGCAAATATTCAAGAATTCACGGAATTCACCAGTGATAACAGTAGGAACTGGTTTGGCGAAAGTAAAACCAATTCCAATCAAAGAAACGATCCCAAGAACACCGCTAGCGATAAAACATCGCCTGGCACGTATAATTTCGCGATGCAATTCCTCAGGGGGCATGATCCGGGTGGCTAGCTTGACAGAAGTCGAGTTCCACCATTCATCTGGGATCCAATACCACCACTGAAAGCGCATGTCTTGGGCGACAACGTCCATGATAACATCTGCAGCTTTTGTGGTGACAGCACGCTTAGCAAACATAGGGAGATTCATGAAGTCCCCAACAAAGCCAGATTGTGACCACAGGAATTTGTTGATGCGTTTACTCATACGATTGAAGAAGGAATCATAGAACGTGTACGCCTGATTCTGAACCCTCTTGATATGGATCTCGCGCTTGCCATCAGGAAAAGAAGATGTCCACTCTTTGGCAGTAGCACGTAGAGTGGAAGGCAATTGGAGCTCAGTTGGGACCGCTGGTGTGAAGTCTGGCTGGTCGGGAACTTCAGCATCTGAAAATTGCCCCGATTCGTCATCCGACACATATTGCTCGTTAACTGAAATGCGGGAAAGTTGGGTCAATCGAGCATAACGCCGCCCAACTAAAGCACAAGCAGAAGTATCTTCATATTGACCAGCATCTGCCTCAGTCAGAATAGTATCATGACTGGTGTCGCGGTAACCCGGAACACGAGGCTTCGGATCATCGGGATGTCGCAGAGGGGGCAATTCGGGTAGAGCGTCAGTAAGAGTGACAGGAATGCTCACGTCCTGACCATCTGGAAAGTCACTCTCACTACAGTCTGAAGATTGATTGGAGTCATCATCAGCCGGACAAAGTGGAGGCACAACATCACAAGTGCAGCAAACTCTTTCACACTTCTTACATTTTGTGAAAACCATATTCGCATTTCTTTCCATATGGCGCTCCTGCTCTGCTCTATGAGA